CAGGCCAAGGCCGACGCCGAACAGGTGGAGCGAGACAACGCCGAGGCCGCGCGCCGGGTCGAGGAGCAGCAGATCCTGACCTCGAACGTGTCGAGTCAGGACGGGCCTAAGACGACCCGGCGCGGGAAGTAGTGGTGGCGCCGTACGTCACCGTCGATGAGGTCCGGTCGGCGGTGACGCGCGACCTCAACCGCCTGGCCGGTTCGGCCGCGTCGATGGAGGACTCGCAGTTCGCTACCGCCATCGACAACGCCCAGGCCCAGGTGGACGGGAAGCTGCGGCGTCTCTACTCGGTGCCGTTCAGCCCGGTTCCCGACCTGGTGAAGTCCATCGTGATCGACATCGCCGGCTGGCTGGCGACGATGAACTACCGCCAGGAGAAGGAGATCCCCGAGGTTGATCCGATCGTGCGCCGCTACAACCGGGCGCACGATCTGCTCTGCTGCATCGCGGAGGGCCATCTGGCCCTGCCCGACGCGGCCGGCACCGGCATCGCGCCGCGGATCAACGGGATCGGCCGGCCGATCCAGCCGGTCACCAAGCTGTTCCAGGGTCGGGACTTCGGCATCCCGCCGTGGGCGGTCAACCGGTGAGCATCGGCACGGGCGGGGAGTGGAACGTCCGGGACTGGTTCCGCGAGGACATCCAGCACGACTCCCCGGAGCACGTCGCCCTGTGGGAGGCGTGGTTCACCCAGCACGGCATCGACCCGTCCGAGGTGCTGCTGACGCACTGGGTGGAACGCCGCGCGCACGCCGGCCAGAACCAGATCGTCTGGCTCGAGGACGGTGTGCGCGACGGCGAGCCGATCACCGTGCACAGAGAAGTTGACCTGGCCGCTCCGCCGGCCCCGTTTCCGGTTCCGTAAGGGGGGTGTTGTTTGGCCACCCTGCAGCAACTTCAGAAGGCAATCTTCGAACGCATCGGTGAGCCGCTCCCCGATCTCACCGGCTACGCGCACCTCCCCGATCTGGTGGAAGTCCCGGCTTACTACATCGAGCCGGACCGGCAATTCATCGACTACGAGCAGGCGTTCATGTCGGGCCTGGCTGATCACCACCTGCTCATCACGATGCTAGTCGACAAGATCGACGAGGAGCAGGCTCAGAAAGACCTTGAGCCCTATCTCGATCCGTACGGGCCTTTCATCACGGCACTCCGAGCCCAGCATGTGGGCGACACGCTGGATCAAATGTCCAACGGATTTGTCGAGGTGCATTTCGCGGACGGCTACGGATATTGCTGGGACAAGCAACATCAGACCGTCTATTACGGGGCCCAGATCCATATCACGGTGAGAGCGTAGGAGCAGCGCATGCCTGCAGCCAAAACTAAGTACGTGGTCATTCGGGTCTTTGACCGAACGGACCCGAAGACCGGCAAGGACAAGCATTACGACATCGGTGACCCGTATGACGGGCCCGACCCGGAGAACTATCTCGAATGGCACGACGGGGCGCTCATTGCGCTAGTCGATTCACAGGCGGCACCCGCCGCGGCCGAGGCGACGGCTTCCACTGACGATTCCTCCGATGGGAGCGCCAAGAAATGAGCGTCACCTTCTCCACCGCGAGCCAGACGACGAAGGCTTTCGTCGGTCGCAACATTCAGCTGTGTGTCGACCAGTACGACATCTCGGTGCAGTTCCACGAGGTGAAGCACAAGAGGGAGGCCGGCGTTGTCGACGCGACCGGCTTCGGCTCCACGGTGGAGTACGCGCTGGCCGCCGTGCAGAAGGCGTCCCTGGAGGCCAAGGGCTTCTATGCCCCGGACTCCCAGATGGACGGCATCATGGTCGCCCGGCTGGGCCAGGGCGCCGACGTACTGGGTGCCTACGCCCCCGAGGGGTGGGCGCTGGGTCTCCCGGTGGTCATGCAGCCGTCGGTGCTGACCAAGTACGACTTGGACGGCAAGGTCAAGGGTGGCGTCGAGATCGACGTGACCATGATGGCCCGCGGCGCCATCGACGACGGCAAGATCATGATCACGCCGAACGTCTACACCACCACCTCCGGCACCTCGGCGGTGCTGGACAACACGCCCAACGGTGGCGCGACGGCGGCCGGTGGCTCGGCGCAGCTGCACGTGTTCGGCATCGACCAGACCGCGACCAGCCCGACGCTCAACGCGAAGATCCAGCAGTCCACCGACCTGGGCACCACCTGGACGGACCTGTTCGTGTTCAACGCGGTGACCACCACCACCACCGCCCAGCGGATGACGTTGCCCAAGCAGCAGCCGGTGGGTGCCCAGATCCGGGCCTCCTGGACGATCTCCGGCGCGGGCGCCACCTACGTGGCGCTGCTGGGCTTCTGCCGGGGCATCCCGATCATCGCCTGATGGCTGGCGCATTCGTGTTCTCCGGCTCGCTCGAAGGTCTGGCCGGTGTCGAGGAATTCATCGGTCAGGCCGTCGTGGCGGTCTCCCCACCGGCGTTGGCCGAGGCCATCCACCGGGGCGCCGAGATCATGGTGGAGGCGGTCAAGGAGCACACCAACGTGGCCAAGGAGGAGGACCGCAGCAACTCCGCGAAGCACGAGGCGGGGCAGCTGCGGGAGTCCATCCACGCCGAGGCGCTCAGCCCGACGACCTGGCTGGTGGGCCCGGACATGGCCGTGGGCAACGTCAAGGACTACGCCCGGATGGAACAGCTGGGCGGGCAGATCGTGGCCACCAACGCCCCGATGCTGCTGTTCCGCTGGGGCAACGTGGACATGTCCGCGCACTCGGTGACCCACAAGGGCAAGGACTACCTGGGCCGCGGCTTCCAGGCCGGCATGGGCCCGGCCGACGCGGTGATCCGCCAGGCGATCAGCAAGACGCTCCCCCACGCGTAAGCACCGCCGCCCGGCCCTCCCGTCCGGGCGGCGGTTTCCCACAGGCGAGAACAGGCGAACAAGGAGAGCACGTGTCTGAATCCGATGTGCTGTACGACGACGACTTCCCGGTCCTGACCACCGGCGCGCAGCTGGAGAAGATCGAGGTCCGCGCCGAGCTGGTCCGGGTGGTGCCGTGGCGCCGCAAGGTGTGGGTGCAGGAGCTCACCGGCGAGGAGCTGGACGAGTACCGCGAGCCCATGTCGGTGATCGACTCCAAGAACAACATCAAGTTGAACCTCAAGGAGTCCAGCCTGCGGCTGCTGGCGATGGCCATCCGCGACGCCAACGGCAACCGGATCTACCCGAACACCGAAGCCGGGATCAAGATCCTCGGCAAGATGCCGTCCAGCGGCCTGGAGATCATCGCCAAGGTGGCTCGCCAGCTGTCCGGCATGGGTGAGGACGAGGTGGAGGTAGAGGCGGGAAAATCCGAGCCGACCCCGTCCTCGCACTCATGGGAAGGCTCTGCCTCGCCATCGGAGGAATGACCCTCCGCGAGCTGCGCAAGAAGATCACCGCCAGTGAGGTCACCTACTGGCAGGCCTACGAGCGGGAGTTCGGCCCGATCGGGCAGACCCGCGACGACATCTTGGCCGGCTGGGTAGCGATGTTCAGCATCCTCCCGCACCGCGGCGAGGACGCGCCGCCGGTGGAGCTGGACAACTACGTGCCGCGCTGGCGCCCCGACGCGCCGGAATCCGACGAAGAGACCGAGGAGGAGGGGTGAGCTGTGGCCGTCAATGAACTGTCGATCCTGATCAAAGTCATTGGCGGCGACGCGGTAGCCCAGCTGACCGCGTTCAAGGAGCAGGTGGCCTCGCTCGGGCCGGCCATCGAGGGCGCCTTCAACACCGCGGCCGAGGCGGCCGAGTCCGGCTCGGCCCGGATCGTCGCGGCGAACAAGGCGGCGGCCGAGTCGTTCGCCAGCGTGTCGGCGGCGGCAAAGGCGGTCGGCGGCGAAATGGAGGCCGCGCTGGCCCCGGTGGCCGGCGCGGTGGACACGGCAGCCGCCTCGACCGCCAAGCTGGGCGAGTCGGCGAAGGTCGCCGCCGCCGAGGTGAAGACCGGCCTGGAGGGGCTGGCCGGCACCTACGACGCGGCTGCCGCCAGTGCCGCTGGCGCGGCGGACAAGACCGCCGCCGCGTGGTCCGGCGCCAAGGACAAGATCGTTGCTGACGCGGCCGAAATCAAGACCGCGCTGGCCGGCACGGGAGTGGCTCAGGACGCCGCTGCCGCCGCCGCGGTCGGGGCCGGGGCCAAGGCCTCCGAGAGCGCCAAGAGCTCGGCAGGGGCCGCCACAGCCGGCGCGGCGGAGACCGAAGCGGCTGCCGCCGGAGTGGGCGCCAGCATGGGCAAGGCGGGCACGGACGCCGAGAAGAGCGGCAAGCAGATCAAGGGCTCCACCACCGACTGGGGCATGGCGGCCGGCGCGTTCGGCTACCTGACCGACAAGGTGGTCAAGGGCAGTTCCGACTGGGACGCCGCGATGCACAAGCTGGTGCAGACCGCGGGCGAGCTGCCGGAGAACCTGGACATGGTGTCCTCGGGCCTGCTGAAGATCGGCATCGACACCGGCACCTCCACCAAGGATCTCGCCCAGGGCATGTACCTGGTCGAGTCGTCCGGGCACCACGGCGCCGACGGGCTGGACGTGGCGCGGCGCGCGGCCGAGATGGCCAAGCAGGAGAACGTGCCGCTGGGTGAGTCGATCAACGCCGTGACCACCCTGATGAAGGACTACCCGGACCGGTTCAAGTCCGCCGCCGACGCCACCTCCTACCTGGTCACCGCGACCGGTAATGGCAACACCACGATGCGCGACCTGGACGTGGCGATGGCCAAGGTGCTGCCACAGGCCGGCGCCATGGGCATCTCGGTGGACTCCGTGGTCGCGTCCCTGGACGAGATG